GCGAAAGCGACCTAACTGTAAAACAACAGCATATTTTAGAATCGTTTCGCAAGGGAGAAAGTTTCCTAAAACTCCCTTTAAAACGACCTATTTACAGCAAGGTACTCCGTCTTCTAAAGTTGCGACCTAATCTTGGGGTAAAGAACAAACTCCCAAGTTCAGTCAAACTTTAAATTCGGTCTTTACCTCACGACGCGTCTCATCGCCGTACACATGGGTCACTCATGTGATTCTGTATAGCTTGGTATGCTGCCACCATACAGTATTTCCTAAATTATAACAAATAACAAATAAAATAATTACTAATAGGGATAGGAATAATTTAACCTATAGTAATAATAAAACAAATAAAAATATATATATGAATTATGAAGTGGGGGTCAATGTATATTTAAACAAGATGGGAGCACCTGTGAAGAAATAAAGTGAAAAATCTTCACCAGCTGCAACGAAATCGTTAAGCATAACACCATTCTGAGTTCCCTGATAAGTACCAGCAACACCAACTTCATGAGAGTTACAGTTCAAGTTCTGTGCACTAATCAACCTCGAATAACCAATTCTTCCTTGATTGTAAAATGGAAGTTCTACCTGCATAACTGAGTTTCCAGTCAAATACTGGACACTCGTTCCAGCAGCAGTATTCGATGTCAATGCTAAAGCCATTTCTTTCGAATTTGCCTTTAACATATCTTGTCTAAAGGTAGATCCATTACCAGTACCTAAGAAATGTCTACGAGTAACAAACCCATTGAAAGTTGCAAGTCCAAGATCTGTAATACAAACATACTTATGTCTCATTGCACCTCTATATCCAGCAAAAGCAGGCATAAAATAGGCAATAGGACTTTTAAATCCTAAAGTCAATTTTTCTCCACCATAAAGATCAGAATTATCCAACCCACCAGGATCATAGCCTGTTTGATATGGTAAATCTTTATTTAATAAAGCAGAATATGAATATAACGATCTAACATCGCTATGAGGCAAAATCCAAGATCTGACTAAAGTATAACGTTTGCATAACTCTCGTAGACTTGTTGGTGTCTCTCCATAGAAAACATTCATCATCTGATCACTTTCTGGCATAGTCTTAGTCAATGTTGTAGTTATAACAGATTCTCCTGGTTTATCGGTCGAATCTGTATTTTCCATACCTGACTGAGAATTCAATATACCAGGAATGTCAGGAAGAGGTTCAATAAACAAATGGTAATGATTTAGCCTATCAGATACAGGATCTGCAAATTTTGCATCATCACACATCGAAACATAAACATTTATCTGAATTGTCGAGATGGATGCTGGACAAACAAGTTCATTCACAACATCCACTTCGAGCACACCATTATGTTGTTTACTACTATCAGTGGAAAGCCTTGCAGGACCTGAATTGAACCAATTGTTACCAAAATCCATCTCAGGCACTGAAAGAAATGGTGATTTCTGACCCCAACCAACAATAACTTCAAAATCCTCTTCTTCGGAAATATCTACAATACGACTATAATTCACATTATAATTAACTGCTGCACTTCCAAAGGAATTAGGATCATATCTCACGACAATACGTCCTTGATGATAATTGGATCGCACTACCTGAAATCGAAATTTGATGGAACCCTGCCAACTCTTGAAGTAATTCATGATAAATGCCATAGATGTAGGATGGATTTCCTCACCTAAGGCTCCATGCAATGAAGGGTTAACCCTACACTGCCATAGCATATCATTAATACTACTATCAGTAGAGAAGTTAAATGTTGTTAAATAACTCTCTCTCTTGAGTAGACTAAGAATATTCATTTCATCTTGACTAGTTAAGCCTGTTACTCTCGGATCTATAGTAACTTCTGCTTTTGAATCTAGTGTCAATTTATGAATATTTTCTGGAGCATCAGAGTTAGCAGTATTACCACCAAATTGAGGTTTTACTACCATCTCATTTTGAAGTAAAGGAGGGCGACTAAAGCCAAAAAGCTTAGCCACATCTCCTACTCCACTGGCAACCATTTCCGTAGCTCTAGCATATGGCCCAATAATTGGAGAATCTTTCAACAATCCCGCTGCTTTCGCAATAGCACTAGCAGGTTTTGAAATTATCCCCTGACCATATTCATCAGGACCTAACTTCCTTGCCTTTCCAGATTGGGAAGTCAAAGTAGTAGGCATAGTAAGAACTACATCCTCAGCCCATACAAATGCTCTAACAGTAACAGGGTTGTTACCTTGATTAGCATGTTGCAATGTACCGAATGATTTAATAGTAATCTCTCCCATATCCTCATAATCCTTATCAGATAATGACATGTAATTGTCCCTAAAGAAAAAGGGCAAACACAATGTACCACCTTCAGATTTTGTTGGATTTAAGAAAACATGAGGTTTTTGACTAGCTCCAATCAAATCTTGATCAAAGAAATTACGTTGGACTGTCACTTGGTCAAAACCACTTAATGGATTATATGAAGCCATCAATCGGCCATAATGAAATGGTGTTCCATTAATTGTAAACTTAACACAAAGATTACAACGCAATAGTTCAAAACTACTGATTTTGGCTTTAACATATGGATCAGTACAAAACAACTCCCAAGGATTGAATTTTTGCAAGAAAGGAGCATTTACACCCCATACAAATGGAGGTAAAGCAACTGGTCTTTCAAGAAAATTTCCCAAGGAATCAGAGACTGTATTATCCGCCAAATCCATAGTGGCATCACGCTCACTTCCGGGATCAACTGCCCATCCTGCATCCTCATCAGCAAAAGTGGCTACTTGAACATTTGTTGTATCACTTGCTTCCATCGAAGTTATTCTAATTGACTCAGACTGCGATTCATAAAGAATAGAATTCCCACAGTCCGAGCGTTCATTTAAATGGTGGAAAAGAGCGTCCACCTGCGCTAAAAATGAAAATATAAAATTAGTAATGCAATTTATTTAATATACACACGTACCGCATCATGTAAATATGTACAGAGCTTCTCTTGTTTGAAGTCTCAACACTTCTCCCCTAAATAGGGGTATCCCGACTGGCAGGATCATTCAAATGAGTTTTCTATATATAGTTTCAGGCTGGAAGTTCCTAAAACAAGACAAGTAACTACCTCATTTGGCGTCTTTGGTTTAACCTGCATGCTGCTACGCAGGGCATATTTATAACGCGCTTGCAAGCGCGAATGGTGTATTTATATTGCGCTCACCAGCGCTATGCCCTTCCTAAGGCTGATATTTACTAGGTAGAGGCCAAGAGTATTTATCACAGAAACGAATCATCTGTTCCTCATACGTCTTGAGTTCCCCAATATAACCTATCAAACCACACTCTCGTGCAACCTCCTCTAGCTGGCACTTTCGTTTATTATAAAACTCTTCACCAAAATGAAAGTATTTATCTAAAACGTCAGTGATAGCGCTAGCAGAATGCATTTCCTCGGTCAAAACATCACTCTTAATATGAGTATGTAATGTCTTCTGAATTGAATTTTCCTCAATTACCGCACGGTACAATCCCATTTCATGGTCATATACTGCATTATGCTTCAAGAAACCTGCTTCATCTGCCGTAATAAACGGTACTGATTCAGCTTCCTTATCAGCCATGGTATAAGTCAATCCAGCTTCAGCTAAAATGCTAGAAACACGAGTATGGTTAAAAGCATCATACTTCTTTGCGACAGACATAATATTGTCATCACCATAAGTCATCAATGCTACAACCTTATTGAAACTAGGTACCTTCCACCATTTATCCTGCTTAGCAATCTCATAATAGCAATACCTCATATAGAGAGAATTGACTAATGAATTGATTACTACAGTCAAAGGATGACCAGAAGGATTTGATCCAAGAAATTGAATCAGAACTCC